TGGCAGGAAGATTGATATCAGGGCCTTACCCCGTCTTATTCATTCCACCGAGATAATGTCAAAGTATTCAGGTAAAGGTCTGAAAGCTGAAGAAGTGGCACTTCCTATCTACGGCTCTAATCTGGGGAGGCCCCGTAGGCTCGACCAACAGGACCTTATCTCTGGAAAGGAAAACTTATACTCCGATCTATCGGAATTCGCTCAGGTCTGGCACGCTTTAGCAGGATGGATTAATCACTGGACGCCAAAGATGTTAGAATCCGGAATCATCGGCTCCATGGAAATGCAGGACCTGGATAAGATTACAGTGCAGCAGTTCAAATGGCTCGGCTACTTCCTCGAACCACCCTGCAGGGATACGGCTCAGCCTGGAACGCCCTCTAGCGAATGGTTGCAGGCCCTAGATGCTGTAGCCCGTCGATATGCCGCTGCTATACCTGATTTGCTCAACGAGGCCAGACATAACAATGCTTTCCAGATGATTCTGATGGATAATGATCCTCCAGATACTATGGTAGGCCTGCCCACCCTGCAGTCCGGCGATAAGACAGCTGAGGCCAGGTACGCCACCCTCGCCGCATATCCCGACCCGTCGGGACTCACCCCTGCTGCGTTCTTGGGCAGAGTAGATGCTGATATGGCGAGATATGGATTCAGCTCGGGTGAGTCGTATTCCGCCGTAGTGGCTACTCGCCTGGGCCCTATTAGACCTGACAAGTTCCTGCCGCTATGGGAACCTGTATCTGGCGGGTACGTATCACGGTATGAGGCAAGTGGGTTGTACAACCGCGTCAGACACGTGTTCCCCGCCTCCTATCCTATGAACTTCCTGTTATCTCCTTACTATGTACTCCTTTCCGAAGCTCGCAAGAGAATACTAGGGCTCTGGCACACCCCTGATCTGATGGAGAAGTACATAGAGAAGATGAGAGCCCAAGGGAGGTTTTCATACGCAGTCGACTTCTCAGCGATGGACATGCACATTATGCCTATTCATGTGAGATTCATTATGAAGTACCTCATCAAGTACGGGTTTCCCCGGTGGCAGGGAGAACTTATGATGGAGCTCATGGATAGAATGGGTGTATTTTATCCTAGCTACCTTAATCAGACTCGGTCAGTGACCAAGTTCTACGGCAATTTTGGTTGGTTCTCAGGCTGGAAGCTCACTGCTGAAGTCGACACTTTGTTCGGAGCAGCCACCCTGCTATCCATACTGGAACAGCTGAGGCCTGGAACTATCAAGGAATGGGAG